GTTCGCAATCAAGGAGGAATCTTGAAAACCACCATCGACAGTCTTATCACTTTGGTGCTATGCTGACAATCCTTTTCACTGCAATAAAGTCTCTCGCTTCACCGATTTTAACCGCAGTGATAAAGGCCTAGTTGATCTGTAAACAAAGTAGACGCCTCTAAGATCAAAGACTTAGAGAGTTGTAAACAATGTATACAAAACACTTGACAAGCTATGATCAACAGTGAGAAGCTCATCTTGCCCTCACTGACCTTAAACATAAATGGAACTTTGTGTCAGAGAAAACCGATCAGTGAGGGCGCTTCAAACTCTCAATCATAAGGACCTCATTATGTCTCCCTCTGCTTCTATCCCTTCTCTCAACAGCCCTGAGCCCGCTGACATGGATCTTGTTGAGGCCGCCTTTGACCAACACTGGCGTCACGATGGTGGGTACTGCATGATAGAGCTCACAGAGTTCCAGGCTCATCAGCCGCGTGATCTCGATGCCTATATCTTGAACGGCTCGCTCTACTACTCAGATGGTTCTTTTGCGTGGTCAATCGCTCTTGAATATCTCGATTAATCATGAGCACATCAGACAAAACAATCTCAGCGCGGGTGAGCTCTCCTGAGATCGCTCGACTAGACAAGATCGCTGACAGCATCGGGTGGTCACGCTCGCAGCTGCTCAGAGAGATCATCTTCAGATTCATCTCAAGTCATCCCTCAACCTCATCAGCTATCAAGGAGCTTCTCAATGATCAATAAGGTGACCCTCATAGGCAACGTCGGACAAGATGCCGAGCTGCGCACTACTCAGAGCGGTCAACCGTTCGCCTATTTCCGTTTAGCCACCCACGAGAACTATCAAGATTCAAGAGGACAATGGCAGAAGTCCACCGAGTGGCACACCATCAAGGTCTGGGACAAGTCGAGCAATCGCGCCGCCTCTATCATCCGTAAAGGGGCCAAGATCTACATCGAAGGCCAGCTCAAGAGCTTCAAGGGGAAGGATGACAAAACACTTTGGGAGATCAGAGCGAACACTTGGCGCTTGCTCGACAAAGAGCCTGATCACTCCACCGGTCAAAAGCCTGACCCTTTTCTACCACCTGAGCCACTCTCTCAGAGTCACAACCCACCATCATGGGGTGATGGATTCACCCGCCGATAAACACCCAACGAGTATTAATGCGCTCTCATCAGAGAGAAGAGGAGATATATAATGAAACAAAAAGAACCTGATCAACGCGCGCGCGAAGCAGAGACTCACCGAGTTCTCAAAGAGCTTGACCGCCTCTTGGTGATGCGCCTCGAGGAACAGCTTGACCTCAATGATCCTGATGACCTCGATGTGTATAATAAGACCAAAGCTCTACGAGATCACATTAGGGAGACTTTGAAGAATGCCAAAGCAATCAACCAAACGAGAGGTTAAGCGCAAAGAGAAGCGCGAGAAGCTACTTGAAAACCTGAGAACAGGAATGAGCGTTGACGCCGCTTGTACTCAAAGCTCCATCAGTCGCTCAACCTACTATCGATGGATAGAAGAAGATGAAGAGTTCGCTGAAGAGGTTGAGGCTGCCAAGGATTTTAGTGAGGCTGTCTTGCTCGAGTCCATCAGATATCAAGGTGAGGCTAAGCAGGACTGGCGCGCGGCGGCTTGGATACTTGAACGGCGTTTCCCTGATCGGTGGGGTGCCAAGCGAGAAGTTGACCTCACTGTCAACAATACCACCAACGAGACTGATGACATCATCATCAGCATGATTGAGCAGATCGCCAAGCCTTATGAGGAGGTCACCGATGACCAAGCAGACAGAGAAGAAACAGACGACTAGAGTTTATCTTCGTCGCTCGTGGTCGCGTTATGCCTCCCATGAGCGTGAGGACTATCAGATTCACGGATGGCATCGCCTCATCTGCTGTGAAGACTTCAGTGAGCCTCATCAGATCTGCTATCACGACATCTTAGATGTTGAGCGCGGCGCTAAGGTCAGCGTGATCAAAGTCGGATCAGATAAGGTCAGGCTTGAGGAGAGGTGGCTCGTCACCGATGCAGGGCTAAAGCTGGATGATTAGGCTCAACGAGCTCCAGCATGGAATCATCTCTCGGATCGCTCGCAGTGAGAGAATCATAGCGGCGCGGTGTGGGTGGGGATCAGGCAAGACCTCGGCGCTTGTCTTTGCTCTGCTGTTTATCTCTCGGTTTAGACCTAACACTTCTAGCCTTCTCGTCACCGACACGAACCCACGCTACAACTCAGTATTGATGCCTGAGATGGAGAAGTGGTTATCCAAACTCGGTTGGACGTATAACCACACTCTAAGACAATGGTCAGCGCCGAATGGCTCGACTGTGTGGTGTCGGTCCTATTATCGACCTGGCACACGAGACGCCACCCACAACCCGCTCGAGGGCCTCAACATCACCTCGGGTGTCTGCCTCATCGATGAGTGTCAGACGCTCTCAGCAGAGGTGGCTCATAAGGCGATGGGTCGATTGAGAGCGGGGCCGAGCCCCATCATGATCCTTGTGGGTCTGCCGGTGAGCGGCGCTTGGTGGTGCAATCTCGCAGAGGAGGCGGGCTGTCAACCTCTCCTCTATACCTCATATGTGAACTCAGCCAACCTCAGCGCTGAATGGTTTGAGGCCACTAAGCTTCTACCTCAGGCTGAGCGTGAGGCTATGGTGATGAACAAGCCACGGCCACCCTCAGGGCTCATCTACTCTGAGTTCGATGAGTCGCGCCACGTTATCAGCGGTTGGAAGTATAAGCCCTCGATGAGCGGACGTATCGCCATCGACTGGGGATTCAGAAAACCATCGGTGTTGATTATCGTGCATGACGATGAACTTGGCGCCGATGTGATCTGCGCTGAGATCAACCCTCAAGAGGTGACCACCGCTCAACTAGCCACCCTTATCCTAGCTGTGGCGTGGCCTCGCTCGCTGAGGAGCTCTGCACCGGCTGAGAGGATATGGCTAGATAATGGAGTCGCTGACAAGGCAGGCAGAGCGCGAAATGATCAGACAGGGCGCTCAGCCTTCCGAGCAATGAGAGGTAATCCACCTCATGGGCTTGGTTTACCCTTGCGGTCGAACACCGACCCCATCAGGACAGATGTGCTCAATGGGATTCAGCGATTGAAGCGGGCATTTGCTCGAGGTCAATATCTCATCACTAAAGAGGTGTGGGATAATGGCGAGCGCGCTCTAGGGAACTCAATCAGGAAGGCCATCATGAGCTATGGATGGGACAACAAAGAGCAGCCTAAGAAGGATGGGCGAGAAGATCCACTCGACGCTCTCCGCTATGACTGCATCACTTGGAACTGGTCAGATTCCCTAGTTGATCAGCGCAACTATCAACCACGAGCGACAGCCACCAAAGACCGCCGAGTCAGAGTAGGTGGCGCTAAGACAAGGGGATTCTAATGGGTGATAAGGTCAACCATCCTGATCATTATCAGGCGCAGGGCTATGAGGCTATTGACATCATTGAGGCGTATAAGCTGAACTTCGCTCTAGGTTCAGCGCTGAAGTATATCCTCAGAGCAGGGCGCAAGCCTAACGAGCCAGCCACCGATGATCTTTGTAAGGCTATTTGGTACTTGCAGAGAGAGCTAAAGCGCAGGAACGACAATGAAGATCTATGATGACGGGATAGGTGAGGTGACTTACGTGGCTCACATGGGTCACGACTCAACGCCAGCTCACTCGGCGCGGGTGTCTCTCTATGAAGAGGCGACAAGCTCAAAGTTGCAGATGACCAATAGAGACGCGGTACTCATTAGGTATCTAGCACAACATGGCCACACCTCACCCTTTGAACACTGCTCAGCCACCCTTAAGATCACCTGTCCTCTATTTGTTCGTTCTCAGATCATGAGGCATAGGACGTTTAGTTACAACGAAGTGAGCCGACGCTATACATCAGAAGATGTCCAGTTTTGGACTCCATCAGCTTTGAGAGCTCAACATCAAAAGCGCTTGCAGTGCTCCACTGATGAGGTGGTCCATGAGTCTGACCACTGGCTTCAATGTTGGGATCAGCACCATGAGAACTGCA